AAATATTGCAAAAGGTAAAACAAGTGCTGCTTACTGGGCTAACAAAGTTTTATGGGCAGGTCCAGGGGGTTCTAAAAAAAGTCCACCCAAAAGTCAAAAACATAAAAAGGGGATGGCCTAGTAGGTATTTATAATGCCTGACCTCACTAGTAGTAAATTTTTTACAGAATCAGTTACGGTTACATCTACTAGTGCTGATGGTAGTGCTGATGTTATTTATACTGTACCTAATAACTTTAGTTCGATTGTTCGATATTTATTATTAAGTAATGGAACAGCATCAACAAAAAAATGTTATATACAATTTTATCATAATGATGATTCTTCTTATCATTATCTTGCTAAAGGATTATCCATGGCAGGTAATAGTATCAAGAGTTTAAGTGAGTTTGGAAATTTAAATTTACATGAAGGAGACAAAATCGTAGCGTATATAGAAGCAGGAATGGATTTAGATGTTACCCTTTCTGTTGAAGAATACTACGACCCCAATAGATAATGCCACTAAGTAAAAAAGGAACAAAGATTAAAAAAGCCATGGTTAAAACGTATGGCAAAGAAAAAGGGAAACAAGTTTTTTATGCGTCTGCTAATAAAGGCGTTATCAAAGGAGTTAAGAAAAAGAAATGAGACTATCAGGTTTAGGTAAAAAAACAATCGCTGAATTTATGAGACGACATGGTAATGCTCGTGGTAAAAAATTATTTTATCAACGAGTAGAATCTGGACAATTAAAGTCAATGTTTATTGCTGAAGATGTAAAACCAGTAGAAAAAAAAGTAGAACAGCCTGTTGTTGAAGAAGTTAAAGTCGAAGAACAAAAAGAAGATTCTATTTTAGATAAGGTTAAAAAAGTTTTAAAAGTTTAATGATGCCTTCGGGGTCGTTAAATCTTACACAGTAAGATAATATATCTAGCTTAAAGCAAGGAGGTATAAATGACTTTTACACTAGATAAGTATATGCCCTATACAATAGGGTTTGATTCATTCTTTAACACACTGGATTCAATCACAGGAGATGTTAAAGGATATCCACATTATAACATTAAGAAACTTGATGACAACAAATGGATTATTGAATTAGCATTAGCAGGATTCAGTAAAGATGATATTGAGATTGAAGTCAAGGATAATATAATGAATATTAAAGGGGAACTAAAAGAAGAAAATAATGAATTTGTTTATAAAGGAATATCTTCTCGAAAGTTTTCTAAATCTTTTACACTCGCAGAATTTACAGAATGTGAATCAGCGAAAATGGAAAATGGAATCTTATCCATTATCTTGGAAAAAAATATTCCAGAAGATAAGAAACCACAAAAAGTAAAAATAAAATAGATGCCGATTTATTCTTTTAGGAATAAAAAAACTGGGAAGGTTTGGGATGAGTATCTATCCTTACAGGATAGGACAAAGCCACTCAGAAATAAAAATGTCGAGATGGTGATAACTGCACCCAACCTTTCCTTTATTGCTAGAAGTGAACACAAAGGTAGAGACCAAATTCTAGATACTGCTAGAAAAGGAATGAAGGAAGCACAGATAGAAGAATCTGTTGGTATTCGAAAATCTCCTGAATGGGTTCAAGAAAAAAGAGAAAAGAAATTACAAAAAATAAAAAATGTTAGTTCCTGATAACGACAAGAATGATGTTGCACTAACGGATAAGCAACAAACTTTTTTAGATGCTTTGTTTGGTGAAGCACAAGGTGACCCTAAGATAGCAGGAGAAATTGCAGGGTATGCTGATTATCATACACCTTTAAAAAGTTTAAAGGATGAAATTATTGATAGAGCAGAAAAGTTATTAGCTGCCTTTGCACCAAGAGCCAGTATGGGAATGATTAATGCTTTACAAGAAGATGGTTCAACTCCTGGAGCATCCATACGAATGGAAGCGGCCAAACAAATACTCGATAGAGTAGGATTAGCAAAAAGAGAAAAGGTAGATATCAATGCAAAAGTCGCACACGGAATCTTTATCTTACCACCCAAAGACAATGGATGAAGATAAACCGATTATTAGAAAAAGAGCAAGTAGAGTTATACCCTTAGGTTATAAAGTTTCGGAAGAAGATAAAAACGTATTAGTACAAATACCAGAACATATGGAACTAATACAAAAAGCAAAATCATTTATTGATAATAATTGTACGTATCGAGAGACAGCAGAATGGTTATCTCATCACACAGGTAGAAAAATTACAGGGATGGGATTACGAGAAGTTTTAAAAAGGGTTATACATAAAGGGTGGTAGACGAACCTAAACCTAAAAGTGTTGGAAGAAAAAGAAGAACTAGCGTATATGCTCCTCTTAGTATTAAAGAGAAAAAAGCTAGAAAGTCTGCCCAAGACATGCTTCGAGAAAAAAAGAAAGAACTCGAAAAAGCACAGAAAAACTTTTGGGCAACAAAGAATAGACTTAAAGAAATTGACCAAGTCTTTGATGGAAAGAAGCAACTCATTGAGGAAGATAAAATTGAGGAAGCATCTCCAAATATCAAAGCTGCATTAAAAGATAAAGAAGTTATCTTTGAACCTAATGATGGGCCACAAACAGAGTTCTTAGCATCAAGTGAAAGAGAAGTCTTTTATGGTGGAGCAAGAGGTGGTGGTAAATCTTACGCAATGTTAGTAGACCCACTACGATATTGTCATAAACAAAAACATCGAGCATTGTTAATTCGTAGAACAATGCCTGAATTAAGAGATTTAATAAATCATTCTCAACAACTTTATTCAAAAGCCTATCCAGGTGCTAAATGGAGAGAGCAAGAAAAAGAATGGAAGTTTCCTTCAGGTGCTAGAATAGAATTTGGTTATGCTGAAAACTTAACAGACGTTTTACGATATCAAGGTCAGTCATATACTTGGATTGGTATTGATGAATTACCTCAATATCCTACAGAAGATATTTATAATTTCTTACGTTCATCACTTCGAAGTGTAGACCCAGAGATTCCTGTTTATATGAGAGCGACAGGTAACCCCGGAAATGTAGGTTCGATGTGGGTAAAAGAAATGTTTGTTGACCCTGCACCTGCTAATACAAAGTTTGAAATAGAAATCAAAACTCCTGTAGGTGTAAAAAAGATTACAAGAAGATATATTCCTGCAAAGCTACAGGATAATCCTTACTTGATGCAAACAGATGATTACTACGCAATGTTGGCATCATTACCAGAAGTTCAAAGAAAACAATTCTTAGAAGGTAACTGGGAAGCATTTGAAGATTCATCTTTTCCAGAGTTTAACAAAGAGATTCATGTTGTTAAGCCTTTTGATATTCCAAGAAACTGGATGAGATTTAGAGCAGCAGACTGGGGATATAGTTCACCTGCTTGTTGTTTATGGTTTGCGATAGACTTTGATAATAATATATTTGTTTATCGAGAATTATATACTCAAAAGATTACAGCAGATATATTTGCTAGAAAAGTTTTAGAAGCAGAGTATGGAGAGTATATTCGATATGGTGTATTGGATAGTTCGACATGGGCAAGACGAGGTGATATAGGTCCTAGTATTGCTGAGACAATGATACAAGAAGGATGTCGTTGGAGACCTTCTGATAGAAGTCCAAGAAGTCGTGTTGCAGGTAAACTAGAATTACATAAAAGATTACGACCTGATGAAGAGACTGGATATCCCTCTTTATTTATTTTTGATAACTGTACTAATTTAGTTAGAACATTACCGATGTTACCAGTTGATAAAAATAATCCTGAAGATGTTGATACTCACGCTGAAGACCATGCTTACGATGCATTACGTTATGGGTGTATGAGTAGACCTGTTCATCCTGTAGCAAAAAAGTTTCATGACTTTGGTGTAGGACAAACAACAGATTTTAAACCTGCTGATAAAATTTTTGGCTACTAATGAAAAATATTAAAATAGGTTATAGAGATTACAAGATAAAAAATTTAGATTCCATTGTATCTAGATGTAATGAGATTAACGGACAGTTCCTTGCATCGGATGGAGTCATCGCTTTATCATCAACAGAAGATAATATATCTCATGCCAATACTTTAATTCATGAAGTATTACATGCAATCATTTATCAATGGGGTATTGATTTAGATGATAAAGAAGAAGAAAAGATTTGCAACACTATTGCAAATGGACTAACGACTGTATTTGTAGATAACCCTTCGTTGTTATCTTATTTACAGAAAAACTTAAAAGGAGAAAAATAAAATGGCAATAATGAGAACATACAAGATGGGAGACTTACCTGAGGATAATGTGGGTTATGGCAAAGATGCTAAATCCCCTAAGACTGCAGATGTAAATGTCGTAAAGAAGGGTTCACCTCTTCCTAAAGACCAAGAAGGTGTATATGATGTATCTGCACCTAAAGGTAAATCCAAATCTGGCGTAGACGCAAAAGTATTTAGTTTAGCTGACGAAAGAGATTACTAAGAGGTATAAATGCCACACTCAAATATAGGTAGTGGTGCGTACTCTGAAACCGATAACGTAGAAGCACTATCCGAAGAAAAGGATAAAAGTTTTGACAATATTGGTTACGTCATTGAAAGCCGACTAAAAGAATCAGAACAAGCACGTCTCTATGATGAGAAGAGATGGTTACGTGCATATAGAAACTATAGAGGTATCTATGGTTCTGATATGGCTTTTAGAGATTCAGAGAAATCTAAAGTTTTTGTTAAGATAACAAAGACAAAAGTATTAGCAGCCTACGGACAATTAATTGAAGTATTATTCTCACAGGGTAAATTTCCTATTGGAATTAATCCTACTACTGTTCCTTACGGTATTAAAGAATATGCTCATGTTAAACCAGACAATGCCCCTGAAGAAGAAAATCAGAGGATAAATGATATTTATGGTTTTGCAGGAGACGGTAAAGATTTACCACCTGGTACAACAACCAATGATATTTTAAATGGTTTAGAAGAAAAGTATGGCGATGCTAATATAGGCTCTGGCCCTGCACCTGATTTGCAGAACATGATGCAGATAGAACCTGCAATGGAAACTGCAAAGAACATGGAAAAAATTATCCATGACCAATTAGAAGAAACACATGCAATATCTGTTATGCGACATGTATTGTTTGAAATGTGTTTATTAGGAACAGGTGTTTTAAAAGGCCCTTTCAATTATGAAAAGGCACAGCATCGATGGGTAGCAAGTGAAGAAGGTGAAAAAGAATATGCACCTGATACACGATTAGTACCAAGAGTAGAAGCTGTATCATGTTGGGATTTATATCCTGACCCAGATGCTGTTACTATTGATGATGCTGACTATGTTATTCAACGACATGTGATGAATCGTTCACAAGTTAGAGATTTAACTAATAGACCTTTCTTTAGAAAATCAGCTATTAAAGATTTATTATCTAGTGGCCCTAACTATGAAACACGAAGCTATGAAACAGCTTTGTATGATAGAGAGAACCAAGAAGAGTTTAATAAAAATAGATTTGAAGTTCTAGAATACTGGGGTGTCATGGACAAGAACCTAGTAGAAGAAGCAGGAATTGAATTACCTGATGACATCAAAGATGATTTAGATGAAGTACAAGTTAATGCATGGGTATCGAATGGTTATATTTTACGTTTAGTCCTTAATCCTTTTACACCAGCGAGAGTACCTTTCATGGTTTGTCCTTATGAAATCAATCCCTATCAATTCTTTGGAGTAGGTGTTCCTGAGAATATGGATGATGCACAGACAATTATGAATGGTCATGCAAGAATGGCTATTGATAACTTAGCATTAGCAGGTAACTTAGTCTTTGACGTAGATGAAACAATGTTAGTTCCGGGTCAAGATATGACTGTCTATCCTGGAAAAATATTCAGAAGACAAAGTGGTCAAACAGGTCAAGCTATTCATGGATTACGTTTTCCTAATACTGCACCTGAAAACTTACAGATGTTTGATAAGTTTAGACAACTAGCTGATGAGTCTACAGGTATTCCATCTTATTCACACGGTACAACAGGAGTTATGTCCACAACAAGAACAGCTTCTGGTATGTCAATGTTAATGGGTGCTTCAGCTTTAAATATTAAAACAGTTATTAAGAATATTGATGACTACTTACTCAAACCTTTAGGTGAATCTTTATTCTTTTGGAATATGCAATTCAATCAAAATATTCCTGAGATACAAGGTGACTTAGATGTTAATGCAATGGGTACATCTTCTTTAATGCAGAAAGAAGTACGCTCACAAAGATTAATGACCTTTATGCAAGTTTCATCTAATCAGTTCTTAGCACCATTTATTAAATGGAATAATATTATTAAAGAGATTGCAAAGTCTTTAGACATCGACCCTGAGCAAGTGGTTAATGACCCAGAGAAAGCTCAGCTAATGATGAAAATGATGGGAGATATGAATGGAAATCAACAAACTCAAAGCCCTAACCAGCAACAAGGCGGTATGGGAAATACTGGAGGAGTACCTGCAGGAGCATCTGTCACAGACACACAAGGGTCTGGAGGTGGCAACATCGGAGTCGGAACTCCACAGACTCCAGGGGAAAGCGGCTTTACTGCACCAAATACTCAACCTGAGGGAGCAATTGAATAACTAAATGGCATTATCAGATATCTTAAAAAAATATGGTGATACAGTAGGTATTATGAAACCCACATCTGCTACAGAAGGAATAGTTCCTTACAAAACTGTAGCTTCAAGTTATCCAGTCTATAATAGAGATACTGATACAGTAGAAGATAAACAAACATTTAATTATGAGCCTGTAGGTATTATGGCTCAGCCTACATTACCTGAAGGTAAACCTGTTCCTATTCAGCCTCCATTTATGCCTAGCCCAACTCCTCTACCACAACCTGAACAACCTTTTGTTACAGGCCCAACAGGTGTTATATCTTATGGTACAACAGAAGAAGGTACACCAAGATTATTAATAGATTATAGAACAGGCGAGACAACTTATGCACAAACAGGAGAACCTTATACTCCACCACCCATAGAGCCTACAGAACCTGAAACAGATGCGGGTGTAGGTGAAGAAATAATTCCTTGTGACCCAGGTTATGTGTATGACCCTATTACAAGTTCTTGTGTTAAAATAGAATCAGATAGACCTGATGAAGTTAAAGCTACTAATCCTCCAAGAGATATAGGCCCTATTGCTAAAGCAACAACTTCAGTAGCACAGGCTATTAAAAATCTTAGTGATGAAGGTAAATTAGCAGAAACATATGGTAAAGACACTACACTTACAATAGATAATTCTACATTTTTATCAAACTTTGGTATTATTGGAAAACTAGTAGATAATGTTTTAATAAAAAACCCTGCAGATAATAACTTATTTAAAATGGCGGCTGACCCAAGAGCAAAAGGAATTACTGTTACTAAAAATGCAGACGGAACATTAAATGCTAATTTTACACAAGAAGGTAAATATAATTTTGGTCAAATACAAACATCAGAATCTTTAGCAGGTCGCTTAGCCACCACACAAAAAACAAAAAATGGTAATATTATAATGGCTCCAAATAATACACCAATGATTGTAGGACCTATTTCTGTAAATAGTTTTGGTGTAACTACTCCTCCTAAAACAGAACCTAAAAAAGAAATTAAAAGAGGTACTTCCACAGGAGCATTTGAAGGAAGTGGTTTAATGAAATCAGCACCAGGAACTAGAATGAAAGAGGATAAAGATAAAAAAGTTTATACACCTAAACCTACAACAAAAACAGATGCTAAAGATATTGAAAAAGATTTAGATAATTTATTAAAAGATGTCATTACTAAAGAAGATAAAGAAAAAGCAAAAGGTACAACAGGCGGTAATGCTAATAAACAAAGTGGTGGTAAAATAGTTTGTACAATGATGAATGAGTCCTATGGATTTGGTTCATTTAGAAATAAAGTATGGTTAGCACATTCTTCTAAATTATCAAAAGAATATGAAGT